TGCGTTTGGTGAACTCAAACTTATGGAAGGATCCGCTAAGATTATCTCTCTCATCGCACGAGACGAAAGTCAGCATCTTGCACTTACTCAAAAGATAATGTACAAGTGGAGGAAAGGAGACGATCCTGTCATGAAAGAGATCCACGAAGAAGAGAAAGAGAATGTTATCTCTATGTTTAAAGCAGCAGTCGATGAAGAGAAAGACTGGGCGAACTATTTGTTTTCACAAGGTAGTATCATAGGACTAAACGAAAGATTATTATCACAGTACGTCGAGTGGATAGCAAACAGACGTATGAAAGCACTAGGTATCAAACCAATATACGATATCCCTGCATCAAACAACCCATTACCATGGACAGAACACTGGCTAAATAGTAAGGGTCAACAAAACGCACCCCAAGAAACTGAAATCGAATCTTATGTTGTCGGAGGCATAAAACAAGATGTGGATGCAAAAACTTTTGCAGGGTTTAAACTTTAATCTTGCTAGACAAATGGAAGAAGAAGAACGACAGACTGATCCTCTCTGTCATAGACCCGAAAATTGGTATCAGGGACCACTTATCTTTTTTGAAGAAGGTGAAGAGAGACTTGAAAAGGAGTGGTCTGACTAGAAGAAAGAAGAAATAGTAGCGATTGTAACATTAAGAGAATGTTAATTCACATAAATAGTATTGTTATGATATAATAACATTACGTTCATCTTATGTGTAACATAAGTTCATCTTATGCTTGGTATCGCACTATCAGCGACGCTCCTCTCCGAACATTACCCTGCCCACTGGCAGATGACATGTCAAGAGTGGAACACCAACAGGATTGAGATTCTTACAGATAGTAATCTCAATCGTGATGCAAAAGAGTATCTTATTGATTACTTTTTTACCAAAGTTGAAGATAGAAATTGCGAACCTTTACAGATAGGACGCAAGTAAATCTCGGAACGGTACGTTCATCCTATGATACATATGCTTGCCTTATTATTAGCATCTGCCAGTGCAGTTAGCGTTACATGTGGAGACATCAATGAACTTGTAGATCGTGCTAAGGTCTATCCAGATCTTAGTGATAAAGATAGACAAGAAATTATTGATCTTTACTATGAGTTTGGTGAGGTACAAGGAGTGTATTGTAAGGACGCAAAAGATTGAAGGAACGGATCTTAAAAACATCCTATTACTAAAAATCAAATGGCACAAGTTACTTATCGCGGTGTTCAGTACGACACAAATCGCACACGCAAAGACACAAACGTAAACACTGATCAAACACAACTCGTATATCGAGGAATTAAAGTAAACAAGGAGGTCTAATCATGCTACTGACAGTAGGTGGTATCTCCCTTGGAATGGTATTATTCTTAGGAATAATCTATACCGAAGTTAGACTCTTACATAAGTTCGGAGTCTAGTCATGAGGTTAAAGATCCATTTCAGTTGGGACCACAACATTCCAGAATATGATCCTGAGATTCACAATCCAGAAAAAGTATTCGCATTTCTCTGTTACAGAGGGGTCCACTACGCAAAATGGGTTTACCTACAACCATTCAACATTAATAACTGGAATTTATTCAATCCTAGACAAAATTAAAATTAAGTGTTACAATATGAGGACACCATCGGGTGTCCTTTTTATTATCCAAAATAAATATGAGTGAAGAATTAGAACGTAAGTCCATGAAGATCTTTTTAGACAGTAGTGATGTTAATGAGATCACTAAGGCAGTAGACACTGGTCTTATAGATGGGGTTACTACTAACCCGACACTGATGTTACAGTCAGGGTTGAATCCAAAAGATGTACTTGAATCTATTACACAATTATTTGGTTGGGATGCGTCAGTATCAGCAGAGGTGTCAGGGGATACCGTAGAAGAAATGCTGGAAATGGCAGATGAATATGTACAAATTAATCCAAACATTACAATCAAGGTCCCTTGCACAGTCGAGGGTCTTAAAGTATGTAATGACCTAGCAAGTGATGATATAAAAGTAAACGTTACTCTTATATTCTCAGTTGCACAGGCAATCCTAGCAGCAAAAGCAGGAGCGTCTTTCGTATCACCTTTCGTGGGTAGGGTTGACGACAACTCATTCAGTGGTGTAGACTTGGTAGGAGATATTGTTACGACATACTGTCAACATGGTATCGAGACCGAAGTTCTTGCAGCATCATTAAGGAATGTGAAAGATGTATCAGAATGTTTTAAACGTGGTTCTCATGTAGTTACCATGCCTCCTAAAATATTCTGGAAGATGTATGATCATGTACTTACACGCGAAGGACTCGCTAAATTCAACGAAGACTGGGCAAAGGTAATGGCATCATGAACGTCGAGAAAGTAAAACTAATTGCACACAACCTCAAACTCTTAGCAGAGAGTTTAGAGGATGCTATCAAGGAAGATGCTGATAGTTATCTCAAATCAGATATCAATCAGAGACCTTATACATATAGTGATGACTATGAGGGAACTTGAAACCACAGAGTGCAAAAGGTAAGGGCAGACGATTCCAACAATGGGTTCGTGACATGCTCATAGAACACCGTAATATCCACCCAGAGGACATAGAGTCTCGAAGCATGGGTGCAGGAGGGGAAGATTTGATTATGGCGAGAGACGCTAGGTCAAAGTTTCCTTTCAGTATTGAGTGTAAGAATGTAGAGAAGTTGAATGTATATGAAGCATACTCACAGGCAGAAGCGAACTCAGGTAATCATGAACCTATCTTGTTCATGAAGAAGAATCGCAAGAAACCTCTTGTAGTTGTAGACGCTGAATGGTTTATTAAAAATGTTCACTATACCGATTGAATCTTTCCGTGTTCCTGACTGGGACAAATGGAAACCATTAATACTAGAACAGTGTGATGAGAATAGTCCACAGGCACACATAACTGGTGGACGTGTCAACACACATGAAATGGACACAGACTATCATGACTTGGTTACTAACAAGTCAATGCCAAAATATTATTGGACAGTAATAGATGCACTCAAACCTATCATGGATGAGATGCAACTTGATTATCCGTTAGACATATACAATATCGTAGCAATGTGGCATCAGACCACAGCAAATGGACAGTTCCATGGTGTACATAATCATGGTCCTGTTGGTATCACAGCAGTATTATATGTTGACTTTGATCCTGCTATCCATAAGGCAACAACATTCTTTGCACCGTTCCATAACTATATCAATGGTGAGGTGGTAGATTATATGCCTGACGTGGAGGAAGGAGACGTTGTGTTCTTTCCCTCATACTTACCACACATGCAGGAACCTAACTTTACTGGTGTTTCGAGGACTATTGTATCATTTAATATCATGGGTAAAGAAATGGTACCCCATAAGGTTCACCCACGAACTATATAATATATGAACTATCGTGATCGTTATGTTACCGTCGACTTAGACGACGCTGAATTTAATTCACTACAACAATTTCTATTTTTGCAGAAAGGATATGAATCCACCGAGATTGATAAGGTTAGAACCTCTGACGTAATATTCGTACAGGATAAAGACCTTGACAATCTCGTTTTGTCTTATGTAATGAAAGTAAATGAAGCAGCAAACTGGAACTTTGATGTAGACTTCCTTGAACCGTTACAACTTACACGCTATAAAGAAGGAGACCACTATGACTGGCATCAAGACGAATCCGAATGGCACGCTGAGAAGAGAACGAATGGAAAGATAAGAAAGATATCTTTCACCCTCTTACTCAACGATGACTTTGAAGGCGGAGACTTTCAACTCATCAATCAAACCGTACCATTAAAGAAAGGACAAATGGTCTTCTTTCATTCCGACGACTATCATGGAGTTGACCCTGTTAAATCAGGTGTAAGACACTCCTTGGTGGGTTGGGTCTTAGGACCTCCATGGCAGTAGATTATTTGTCATACGATTCCTATGACAATCCACAACTTATTTGCAGACAAATTGCAAATTCTTCACGATGCTACACTCGGGAAAATTGATCTCGAAAAAGAGTATCCATTTCTAACAAAACAGTTACAACTATTCTATAAAAAACATAGTAACAATGACCTCACACTGGTAGAAAATCTAACGGTTGATTTCTACCACGCACAACCTGTATAATGACATTCAAACCAGAACCAATATATTATGATGGTAGGGTTGCCTTCCCTCGCACTGATTTTATCTACTCCGAAAAGATAGATGAGAGTGTCACTGATGGCATCATAGACTTCTACCATACACAAGAAATATTTGAGAAGTGGGCAGGGGAAACCATTGCTGACGACGGTACTGGTCTAGTCAATACAGATATAAAAGATTCCCTAGACAATCCTGTCTTTGTAGGAATCACTGACGAAAGAGTCAGAAACTTCACAGAAGAAGTAAACAGGGTAATGAATAATTACGTTGAGATATTTCCACTGTGTAGCAAAACATCTGGTTGGAAGATGGAAGAGTTCTTCAACCTACAATACTATAAACCTGGTGGGGGATACCACTTGTGGCACTGCGAACGTCAAAGTTCTTCTCGGTCTAACACATATAGACACATGGTCTGGATGACCTATCTGAATGACGTTCCTGACGGTGGCACTGAGTGGTTCCATCAAGAATTATATATTCCTGCTCAAAAAGGACTAACTGTGATCTGGCCAGCGGACTGGACGTATCATCATAAGGGACGCAAATCAGATACATCAGATAAACTTATAGCAACAGGGTGGTATCATTTCGTATAACGTGTTATACTATGCCTAGACTCGGTAAAGTTTTTATGACACCTATCATTCTTATGGAGAGAGAACCCTATCGTTACGTCGATGCAGGGGTATTAGACAATGGAACATCTGATTATAGAATTCAGAAGTTAGGTACGTCAGGTAGATACAAAGACATGTATCTATGTGACAATGCAATGCAAATAGAGACCGCTATGGAGGACTTCGAGTACACCAAGTGGTTAGACCCAGATCCAGAAGTGAGAGCATACAGCAAACAAGATGATTAAAGATCTAATTAACAACACAGACACCCTCCTCTCACGGAGGGTTAATAATTGCTCGTACAACTTAGATAGATCTGAGTTGGCACAGACATTAGTAGAGAGTATGCTACACCATAGAGGTGTGGGTCTGTCTGCTAATCAGATTGGCATAAACGAGAGAGCATTTGCTATGGTCGCAGACATAGAGACCATGCAAGTTATTGTGGTGTTCAATCCTAAGATCATTAAAGAGTATACTAAAAAAGAAACCATGGAAGAAGGGTGTCTATCCTATCCAGAGACATTCCTTCAAATAGAAAGACCATATGGTATCGTGGTAAAGTTTGAAGATGAGGATAAGAAGGTACACAAGATCAAGATGGAAGGACTGATGGCAAGAATATTTCAGCACGAATACGACCACATGGAGGGAATCAACTTTACTCAGAGAGTGTGACGGTTAGAGAACTGCAACAAAGCATTTGACAAATGTTAAGAAATTATATATAATTGTAACAGTTCTTAATAAAACTAAACAAAATGACAACAGTAACAGAATCAGGCGGAAGACAAAACATGTACCCGACTGAACCTCGTCCTTACTTAGATGAGTCATACAAAGGTTATGGACTAAATGCAGAACAAATCAATGGTAGACTTGCTATGATTGGACTTGTTACTGGTTTTATTTCATACGCTTACACAGGCAACTTCTTCTTCTTTGGTCTTCTTGGTTTCTAACCATGACGATCATCGAATCTATTTTATACACACAAACAACACAAAAACGGTACACTATCATGACACCAGAAGCAGAAAGATTTAACGGTTGGGCAGCAATGCTTGGATTCGTAGCAGCAGTTGGCGCATACGTCACAACAGGACAAATCGTTCCAGGTATTTTCTAATGACAGACCTACAATCAAAAACAGTAGCAGAAAAGTTAAACGGTAGACTAGCAATGCTAGGTATTATCGCAGGACTAGGTGCTTATCTAACAACAGGACAAATCATTCCTGGGTTTGTATAAGTGGAGATCAGTCCTTTCCAAGCAATAATGTGGTGCCTCTATCCATTAGGGGCACTCGTTCTTGTGGAATTATTCCTTCGTGCCTCCGATGGGGATGATGACGACAATGATCAAGGGGGCGGAATATTACAACCAGTATACGGAGCAACATGATTAAAAAAGTAGCACCACTACTAGCATTTCTATGCTTAACAAGTGTAACAGCAACAGTCGGACTTCCTGTATTCGCTATATAAAAATAGTTACTGCTTGACGATGGATCGTTTTGCATTAGAATACAACAAGAATGGTGAGTGGGTTAAACTTAATCGCTACACCAACCTGTCTAAACACAAGGCAGCATTCTATCAATACCTATGTCATACTATGACGTGGGCAACCAATTCTAAACAAGAAATCAGGATGGCACAGCATGATTGATGAGTGGAGATACACACCAGAGCGTCTCGAAGAGAGACGCTTTTGTCTTGGGGCACTTATGTTCTTCGAGGTGACCATAGACAAAGACGCATACTATTTTTGCCATGAGTATACAGAGAGTGGCAACTGCAAAGCATTAGTGGACGAGTTCCATGAGAAAGGGCAAACATATCTATGGCAACAGATCAAAGACGCATATGACACTTGGAAGTACGAAAGAAGTGCTTCATAATACTTGACAAACTTGTAAAGTTTTGTTAATATAAATAAATCAGTTGGGAAACCAACACATTACTTGGGACTCGAAAGGATCGCCATCCCAGACTGCTTCAACCAAGACCTATGGGCAGTATAATACTTCGTCTTTCATATCCAGTAGTAAGGGATTACTGGAAATAAGTTTCGCACTACCCTAGTGCCCTACTTACAACGTCTTTTTAAATGACAACCCTAAACACAACTTCACGCAGACAAGGTGGACTCCTAGCGGGATGGCCTGAGTTTTGCGAGTGGGTAACATCAACAAACAACAGACTATATGTTGGTTGGTTCGGTGTACTCA